TCTTTAATAGATATTTGTAACACTTCATTATCTACTTTTTGTAATTCAACTTTTAGAATATCTAATGAAGGAACTGTATGATATTTATCAAAATATTTAAGCACTTCTTTTATAGACCACTTAATAGCAGGATTTTCAAAATATTCATCTGAAATAATATCATGGATGTTAACTAAAAACTCTTTATGAGTTAATAAGGATGATAAGACCTGTATTTGGAATTTATGCCCGTAATTTTGAATGCTATTTAATGTCATTTATATAACTTTTATTTTAATATAACTAATCTTCTTTGTATTTCCAAATATATCCCCCAGAGGTTTTTGATATTCCTTTTAAAGCATTTGGAATTCCATTGTTACCTAAAGTTTTTCTAGCTTCTGTTATAGAGGAGAAGGTATTTACTATTTTATTAGTAATAGGATCAATTTGGAGTATTGATTTTCCCTTTTTAGGGGAACCAGTTTTTGCCTCACTAATTTTATCCCCCCAAGTAATATTACGAGATACACCTTTTTTAGCAGCACTAATTTTTGGATTTTTACCCATACCTTTATTTTTTCTTCCTATGCTCATTTTAAGTCTAGTTTCTTTATTATAAAATGAAGGACCACCCCCACCCTTGTTTTTATTCTTTAAAGAATATCCTAGTTTTTTATATTTTTGAACGTAAAATCTCTCCCAAAATACCCAATTGTTATCTTCAACTCTATCTATTTCTTTAATTTTTATATATTGACCATAAGTTCTTTTATGCTCAGAAAATCTACGTTGAATATTTTTTGTTTTTCCCACATAAAAAGGAACATCACCTTCAGTTAAAATATATACACTAACCATATCTAATATTTTATTATACATATTAATAGGTATGGTATTTGTCGTAGAAAGTGTCAATCTTTATAACCTTTTTATTTTTCATAAGTTGGAAATAGAGCAAATATGTCTTTTAACCATGAATCTAAATTTCTAATCATCCCTCCTAATTTGTCTTCATTATAAAATGATACAAACATTTCAGGATTAAATTCAGGTAAATCTTCACTTATTAAATTATCTATGTGTTCTTTTCCTCTATCATCGATCATTGGAATGCTTAAATCCATAACTTTATAATTAGTTTCAATTCTAGCTTGTTCTTGAACGATACGTGAATATACGATATGGTCCTTGAATTTCCTAGCAGATATGTCGAAAATATCATCTAAGGTTAAATCTTGCGTTTTTAATTCAGGGAACTTTTTAAATATACCTTTAGCACCTAAACCCTTAACTCCTCTAATATTATCTGAATTATCACCTAATAAAACTTTATGTAAAATGAAATTATTAGGTTTTAAGCCAAATTTTTCTTCTACAGTTTTTGGAGTATAATATTCTTTCTCCATTGGTCTATATACAATAATCTTGTCTGTTACTAGCTGTAAGAAATCCTTATCACTAGATACTATAAAACAAGTTGAATCATGTTTTTCTACTAGTTTTTCAGCTAACACGGCTATAATGTCATCCGCTTCTACTTTATCGAGTATGGTGGTTTTAACAGGTAATAGCTTTAAATATTGTATTATACGTACTATTTGGTCAATTTTTGAGTCATGTTCTTCCTCAATATTATCAAATGCTTCCCAATTAGTAATTCTAGATAAATTCCTTGTTCCCTTATACTCGGAGAGCAGGTTCTTACGATTTACTGTTGAACCTGCCCCGTCGAATACTACATAAACAGAAGTTGGATTTGTTTGTCTAATCATAGCACCCAAAGAGCGAAAGAATCCTCCTAACCCTCCAATATGAACCCCATCTGGATTTACCATATTCATCATTGCAAAGTTTCTAAAAAATAGATTTAAACCATCTAAAATTAATACTCTATCGTGTCTATTTTGGGTAGGGATCTCCTGATCTTCCTGGATATCATCCAGAAGATTAAATAACTCTTTGTGTTTCATGTGTTTGTTTTATAAGTCTTGTACGTCGTAAAGTACAGGGGTTACGTCCTCTTGGTCTTCTACAATTTTGAATGTTCCACCACCTAAGATTTTAGTCCATTCATCTGAATGTGCTTTCTTATATGCGTTTTTATCCTTATCTGTATCTTGGATAAAACCATGGTTTGTCATAACAATTTTACCCCTTGATTGCATACCATTAACATGGTTTTTATCAATTTGTAAGTTTGTTCTTTTACCCCATTCAACTTGTTTACCACCTTTAATTGCTTTAATTTTAGATGTACCAGCATTAGA